ACACACCACGATAGCAGCAAGGCTATGCGTATCTACCTGGTCATCCTTTGGAGCTTTCGGAAAGTCAAACTTCTCTTTTTCATAATCAAAGAGCCAAATAGCATTCTTGTGATGATAGGACTTCCCATTTGCATCCCAGATAGATGCAGTGGATGAACGGGTCACCTTGTCAGAAGGTGGACGATAGGGTTGGGCCGGGAGTCCACGGGCAATAGCAGATTGCACCATTGCGAGCTGATAGGCCACGCTCTCAATAGCAGCAAGCGTAAAGCCATGCTTTTGGTGGAACATAGAAAGCTGGTCGAGCTGCTCATCAAACGGGAAGCGATCACGTACGATATCCAACAGGAGAAGGTCTTTATAAGGAGTGACGGCATAAGCTGCAAAGACAGTCCAGTCCGCGGTCTGCTTTTCAGAGATTGCCAGATCCACCGTACAAAGGTTCCAACACTCATTGATTGGAATAGGCTTGATGCCGCGCGGCGTCTCTAGCAGGTAGCACTGAGTCGCCTGATCAATCGTGAAATAGCGTTGATTTTTTGCTTTGAAAATACCACCGCCAGCAGGTGTGGGACGTTGTTGATAGATTGCTGCATAGTCCATAGGACCGTGTGTGCGCTTGGCACGGTCAATAACGGATTGAGGAAATCGCGCACTCCAAAGAAGCTCTCCTGCTTCTGTACGCGGATCTGTCCAGAACTCTTTGCCAGACGGAAGGTATGTTTTACACGGACTGCCCTCTTCATATTCGGCTGGTAAGTTCAAGTGAACCCATTCGCCGGCGGTATTATTCTCTAGAATGTGGCCAGACACATCAGCCTCATGCACACGCTGTCCGACCACAACCATTTTTCCGGTCTGTTGGTCGTTTAAACGCGTACTCCATGTGTTATCGAGCCAGTCTAATGCAGACTCACGCTTCTTGTCTGACTCTTTTTCTTTGATGTTGTGAGGGTCATCCAGGATGAGAATATCGCCACCATCTCCAGTTCCACCGCCTACATACGTCACCATGCGATACCCAAACTGATTCGTTTCAAATTTCATCTTGGCGTCCTGGTCGGGCGCGAGGGTAAAGATATGACCATATCGACTCTGAAACCAATTTGACTTGATTAAACGCCGGGCCTTCACGTTGTCGCGTGTCGCGAGGTCAAGGGCGTGGGAAGCACAGAGAAGCTGAACAGAAGGGTTATTAAGGATAAGCCAATCAGACCACAGAACTGAAATAAGTGAGGACTTGCCATGTCTTGGAGGCATGTTCACAAGGAGCCGTTTAATATCACCAGACGCTACAGCTTGGAGATGTTCAGAAATAGCATCAAGGTGCCACCCGGAAACGAAAGGCTTCCCTGGCTCAATCACGTGCCACGCTAAGCGCACAAACGTCTTGAAGTCACGTCTGGCATGTTCAGCTTGCGCTATATCAATAAATTGTGAGGTACGACTTGCGACCAATGGTATTCCTTTAGGCTTGCATTAAACAGCAATGAAGCCTTGAAGAATTACATCAAACGATCAAATGATTTGAATAAGATCTGCATAGCGTTTTCATCCGCATAATCCAGTGGGTTTTTGCAGATGAGACAGAGATAGAGCATGACTAAAACAGCAGTCAATTTCTTTTTCATGTCCGCTCCATAGTTGAAAATTAGTCAGAATAGGTATATGCAGAGATTATAGCATGTCCAGACGGAATACTCAAGGAATAAGTATTCAATGTATGAGTATTACTCGGTACTGAGTAAGAAGACATAAAAATACTCCCACATTATCCCTTGCAAGGGTGTAGGAGTAGTGAGTGGGAGCGTAGTTATTCCGGGCTGGCTCCATATGCATCAAGCAGTTTTTTATGACATTCCCGACATAATGGACTGAGCTCCCAACAGTTCCCTGGTTGGGCAAAACTCGTCCCGCGCGGAATGTACACCGCTGTTCCCACGGTCGCTTCGTTTGTGCAGTCTTCCGTCGTGCAGGGCAAGAACGGTTCGAATTTTAGTACCAGTGTCTGCTTCTGACGCTCCGTCTTTTCTAGCTTATCCATGCACTTGAACTCCTTTCTGTACACCACGGTTGGGCGAGATTGGAAGTACAAATACCGCCTCAACTTTATACAAATTCTTGCGCCCAGATGTCTCATCAACTGTACCTTCGGGAAAATGACCTGAGCGCACTTGCTGTCTAACCGCATTAGAATTATACGCGCGCTCTACGCCAAACTCATCGCGAGCGCGCCACATCAGGATTTTAGCCGCTTCGTTCCCATCCACTTTGCCGTCTACGGGCGCAATACGCAGCTCCTTCAATACTTTTTGAATATCTCGCTCTGTATATAAAATCATAGCATCCTCTTTTCACTTAACATATACCCTATTTATACACGACAAATGAATATTTTACAAGTGGCAATTTTAGCAAATATTGATCATAAAACCCCTTGCATGTCGTGTCTATGTCGTGTATAATTAACTCATTGAAGAGAATAAATTTGAAGGAGCTACAAAATGGCAAACAAGAAAAAAGAAGTGATTATCATCGCCCGGGTCCAGTGGAAGAATGAGAATAAAGTGGCGTATCTGGTCCGCGCTGACAAGCCGCTCAAAGACGGCGAGTACACACTCAGGGCGCACGGGGTTGTGGAATACAACGGCGCGACATATCAGAGCGTGGCGCGTAACGGCGAGCGTTACCTCGTGTATCAAGTGGCATTCTTCAATGGTCATATCGCTGGTTGTCAGTGCTCAGCTCACGTGACCTGCTACCACAAGCGTCAGCTCATCGCGATCGAGGCAGCTCGTACAGAGTCCGCTCCTGCTGCTGCTGGTCACATCATCGAGACTGAGATGACCGTTACTGAGTCCGTGGACGTTGTGGACGCGGAGCTTGAAGAGATCTTACAGGAGATCGAATTAGCTCACGCGATAGAGCTGCACATGATCGATGAGTGCGTCCCAGTGGCGAGGGAATTTGAGTATGTGAACGGGTGCAAGATCCGTCCGCGCACTGAGCTGCTGGCGGCGGAGGTCGTCTTGGGTGAATTGAACGGACGACCGCATTTTCACCCGACCGGACGCGCGAAAATATCAAATTATGAGAGTCATTTATATCCAGTAGGATTTGTAAGATAGCCGAAAGGACACGAACATGAAAAAGAATTACAACACCACAGAGGACGAACAGTCAGGCACGTTTACAGCAGTCGATAGTGTGACTAGTATGGTTGACGATCTCCGCGCCGCTGGCTACACAGCAGTGAGCACTGGTGGCGGCTTTCGGTCCGACATGACCGATGAAGAGTACAGCGCATTCATGGCAGCTCGTGGCTTTGTTCGCGATGACGAGGATGCAGAAGAAGACTACTGTGATGAGCATGAGCCTTTAGAACGCCCAGGATATTAAAAGTCAAAAAGAAAAGCAGACCAACATTGCGCTGGTCTGCTTTTTCATGTGCTCACGAACTTATTGAAGAGAACAGTGGAGCATGAGGTAAGTATACCACGCCCCTTGCAAGGGGTTATCTACCACAATCCGAATCTTTTTTTCTTTAGCGGCTTGTCGTTATCGTCAGGTTTGGGCGTATCAGGCAGATCTGGCAGGTCATCACCAAGTATCACGCCATCCACATATCCAGCAGACCCAGACGGGTCATGCACCATATGACCATCACTATCTTCAGACCAGTATGGGCAGCTCGCACTCATACCATTGCCACAGTACGGGCAATCAGACGTATCATAATAGTTCTGCCCGCCCATTCCGCTGTTACCTTTGCCGCCTCGATTCTTTGGCATAGTTCAATCCCTTCTCAACTGCTAGGTTGATGACTTCTTTCCAATCAGGAAATGGAATAATATTCAACAGACATTCATCACAGTCACTATAGCCAAAAGCCGCTAGAGTCAAATGACCATAAAGCAAGAGCTGATCATCTCCTGATAGCTCCTTGAACGCTTTTAGGAGCTTATCAGGGTTATCATCGATGAGAAGGACATGTCGCTCCTGCTCTTGGATCATCGCTACGATATGCGTCAACTTTTCTTTGACGCCGTTACAAAAAACAATCTGGTCATGATTCGGGAAGCCGTTATGGGCTAACCATGCATGTGTGATGCTAGCCAGATCCTTATTCCACTCGTTGTTAAAAGTGATCACACGGGCGGTGCAATACTTCAGGTCGTTGGATCGCTGTAAAAGATAGTTCACTCCCTGGACAGATCCATTCACGACACGACACGCACCAACACACAACGGATGCCACATAAGCGCCTCAAGCTGATATCGATAGCGATCCACGCCAACTTTGGCACGATGCTCTTGCACTTCCGGCAACATATCGAACGCATCGCGTGTTCTTACCCTTGCAAGGGTATCGTCTGGGATGCTAAGCTTTAAAGTTCTGTTATACGTGACCAACATT